CTACACGCACCATTGCACGAGAGACGTTGGTGTCATCTCCTTGAATGATCAATGTTGAAGTAAAAGCTTTCTTGCCTTCCAGGATTGATGCACTCGGTGCAGTGCCTTTAGAAGCCTTAGCGGCACCACTTGTAACATCAGCACTGATAGCAACTGCACCTGACTTGTCGGTCGTGGTAGCCGAAGCACCTCTAATTTCAAATATCACACCGCCAATATCAACGTCTGACGCACCAAAAGCGGCTGAGACAGATTGAGCACCCGAACTGCCAATTTTGTAACGAATGGTCCGCGTAAGCAGGTTATTATTAGATGCGGTGCCTGTGGAGACGGCTGTAAATCCGGTACCTGTGAATGTGGTAAGAGTGGTGTTCTGTGATATCCCTAGGATGGCTACAACGAGATTATCACCGCCGGTCACAGGAGTGATAGATAGTGGTCCTACTGTATTGGTAGCAGTAGCTGCCTTACGCTGTGATGTGATAGCACCTAGAATATTGGTCGTGTCATTGTCTGTCAGATTGATGAGCAGCATAGTACCGCCAGCTTGATCAAAGCCGCCAGTCACTAATGCTAAATCAAATGTCCCGACATCTGGTGCATTAATAGCCGCCATCCAATAGGCAAAATCATCACCATGAATAGCACCAGAATAATTTGTTGATAGCGCAGTTAGGTCATCACCATTCCATTTCGCACCAAAGACAGGCTGCTCTTGTGTGTCACGAACCCTTGTGATCCACACAAATAGCAATGTGTCAGTGCCAGATGTTACAGCATGTGTCGAGCCGGTAGCAGTCTGCAAGACTGTGTTAAAGTTGATGACACTAATTGTGCCGGCAATTGCTAGTGCCATTGATTATGCACTCACTGTAGCGGTAATACGAAGAATGTTACCAGACGTCCCAGCCCAAGAGCTAGCAAAATCACTGATACTAAAGAGCGTGCCAGTAGTCGCACTCTTTGTATTCACACTGACCAGAGCAAATCCAGCAACTGTAATCGATGCATTCGCCGTGATGCTAGCAAGACTTGCTGTGTTATTAGCACTGCGACCTGTAGTCGGAGCCACCAATGTCAATGCTGGGCGAGCCGTCTGTGAATATCCAGTTATCTCGGTCCATGTTCCATGGGAAGCAGCAGTGTCAGCAACATCACCAGTGCCAGTAGACTTCGGCATGATAAACCACGGGATGGTGCTCTGTGCTGTCACAAAGCCATGTGTAATCAGCCACCTAGCGCCAACATCAGTGACTAGGTTATGGCCATGATCATGCCATATGACACGACCATATCGACCGAGCACTTTATCAAGATAAATATTAAGCTCATCACCTTCTAGTAGAGCAGCATCTCTAGCAACGAAGTCATCTACTTCATAGGCACGAGCACGATAATGGAAGCCGATATCAATATTCATTATAATATTCCTATGAAGGAAGAAGCTCCAATGCAACAGCGGCCCAATCATCTGTGCTACCGGCATAGATTGCGCCAGTTAATTCAATAATCACAGGATGATCAGGGACAGAGAATGTGATAGCAGTAGGAGAGGTATATGTCTGCTTTAAGGCTGCTGTCATGTCAGTAGCAAGTGTTGGCTCATATCGCTTAGCTTCTGTGATACCTGTTACATTTAATGTGACAGATACTCTAGTGCCTTCCGTCTCTAGAAACTCTTTATTACCATCACCAATACCGCGCCATATAATATAGTACCATCTACCGTCTCTCTTCTGCACAACATATTCTTGCATGTCGGCAGTAGTGCCAGATGTAGAATATGATAAATCATATGTATTATGAACATCCCCAGCATCTTTGAAGATTGCAATTATGTTGCGCAGTGCATGAAAGGCTTGCTTTGGTGTACCATCTGTCCGTTTTAACAAGCCAAATTCTTCGTCAGCAGAATTTTCGATAAGTTGATAGAAATAAAGGCGTTCATATCCCCATTCTAATACTCTCATTAACAGATGACGCACTACAGCCTTTGCAGCTTGGGCTTCATTGTCCTCGACAAGCGCTGAATTCACGCCACCTATTGTAGTACCACCGCCTATTACATCTCCTGTTATAACAGTGCTGTTGGTGATCCGGCGCAATCGTGGCCATAATTCGCGCATAGCATCACGCACAGCCACTAAGACACCAGAATTCCATCCTTGATCACACCGCATTGCAGCACTGTCTGTACCATCAATAACAATAGTACCAAAATCTCTAAGACAGATGGCTAATTGCATCTCTCTAGCTGTCAGACCAAGACTGTCTAAATCTGGCCCACCTTTGCTTTCAGGAGGGATAGCCCATCTAGAACCATACTTCACATTACCAGTGCAGCTATCAACATCGGTATTACAACGGCTGTCAACACCATTTGCAGGAGATATATAATCCCCTTGTAAGATTGGGCCGCCATGATCTTGTGTCCATTCGGTGTCGGCATTATAAGATAAAGCCAACTGTAACACATGCCGAATTATAGTTGCAGTATCATTAAACTCAAATCCACGTAACAATCCAAAAAGATTGCCAACACCACTAGCCGAAAAGCCATATCTTGCTGAACCTAAATCATATCCTCGACTATTTGCATCATACATTCGTAGACCTGATGCTTGTGGAGTGGCGGGAGTATTATTGTATCCACGAAGTTCGTATACAGTAACACCATCTGGGTCTATAATAGCAATGCCACGATCGATAGGCGAGCCGGTAATAGCGGTTATTAGTGCATTGGCAGGAAAATGAATATTGCCTGGATTTGCAGGACCAGTCTCACCTAAACCATAACCATTTTCTTGGCCATTCCATGTAATTGTCTTTAATGGATCAGATAGTTTAGCTTGAAAGACATTTTTTCCATATCCATTATTACTATTTAAAGAGACAAAGCCATCTGCACGTTGTAGATCGACATATGCAGCATCGCTAGTATTTGCATATGTCGCACCAGAACCAATAGGCATATGATGATGACTATCGGCTGTAAACGGATTTTTCGCGTAGTCTATAACAGTGCCTTTTGGTCCTATCTCTGTCGACCAGACAGGTTTATTACTTCCAACTAAATCACCATAAAGATCATCAAGCTGTGTCAGCGTGTAATATTTTCCAAAGCCTGTCCAGCCTCCACCTTGATTATCTGTGACTGTCTCAGGAATAGCTTTACCAGAGGCATCATTACAATAATCGTGCATTGATCGCACGTCGCAATAATCACCAATATCCGAGAAATTGGCAATCAACCAGTCAAGATTATTTGCATGACCAAGTGGAGAGTGTAATATGCGAATATGCTTTAGGCTAGCTTGGCTACGAATATCATTATAAAATGCAATAGTACGATCACGTAGGACACTCTTCCATGTATCAGCAGGAGAGTTATCAAAAACATCGGGCTCATTTAACATTTCAACTGCAACAACATGATCTAGATTAGCCAGAATATATGATGTTGCAGGAGCATAATTATCACCAGTCTTTGTATTAATGAGTAGTAAATCAATACCAAAGCTAGATTTTAGATCTTGATATCTAGCTCTAGACTTGCCACCGCGCCCTCCGCGAATATGGCGTGTCCCTAATTCTGCCAATCTAGGACGAATGATGGTCGTCCACTCGGTATCATATACAGTGCCTGTATATTCTAAATGCACATTGATACCAATGGCATCTGCAATAACATCAGCCCGTTTAACAGTGCTAGAAACAGTTATATTTGCACTATCCGTAACGACTTGCACAATAGTGCTATCTCCGCTGCCTGCAATCTTAGATGTTAACTGCCCAACAATATCTGTTGTGCTTGTGCCTGATTGCACCTCACCGTTGTCAGTCCAACCAGCACTCTGTGTTAATGGGTCAACGGTCGCATCGTGCGCAAAGAATGCAGCAATCAATCTGCTAGCAGCATTCTGAATACCGCTTAAAGTGATAGCCTGTGAAAACTGATTGATGTTCGTGACGACACTCTTCTTAGCGCCAATAGGGCTAGCAGCAAGGTCGCTTAGATCAATGATATATCCTGACAGATCTCTAGCTGTTGCAGCAGAAAGCGTAATGACTAAGTTCCGAGTGCTTGTAGATGAGTTGCGAATATATCCTGCATAGACAGCCCCTCTATTGACACCATTGATCTTTGCAAATTCGATCTGTGTCAATAGATTATTATTCCACTTTACTTCACTAACAGTCGGTGTAGTACCGGAGTTGCTCCGATAAGCGAATATGACAAGAATATCACCACTACTAGAGTTATGCGTGCCGAATGTATATGAGCCTTGATCTGTAGCGTCATTCTGTGAAATTGGCGTGATAGTGCCGATGCTCGGTGTAGTCGTGCTACCTCCTACAAACCGAAAGGGATTAAGTAATAACATTACACTCTATTCCACAAGAAAGCGACCTTCAGCCCTGCACCGGCAATCGTGCTACCAACCTGTGTAACATCAATCTTCATCTCAGCATCATCAGCAAGATTAGTATCCGAGATTACAGCTGGTGTAGTCGCAGTGGTGCTTGTCTTAGCTCCGGCATCTATAGACAAGAGCGTGCTTAGAATAGTCGTGCCACCCTCCTTGATATCTACAATCAAGTTAGCACCAGTCGGTGCAGTGGTCACCGAGGCTCTGACAGCCGCAAGCTTGGCAGCATATGGCATGCGAAATGTTACTTTACCTGTGCCGGTAGTCAGTGTTGTTGTCTCATCCGAGACCGCAACAATGAAATTCTCTCTCGGTCGCAACGTGCCAGGAGTGACAATCTTAAATAGATCGGTCCCTGTGATCACATCAGTAGAAGATGCATATACATCAGGCTTAGCAGCAGCTGGGAAGTAGCTAATGCATATCCAATTGCCACTACCTAGTGACATAAACTCGGCAACGTCATTTGCTTGTGTGACGATATTAGCGCCACCCATCAGGATCAAACTAGTTGCATTGTGTGTAAGAGTAAGAGTGCCTGTGAATATAACTAGCTTCTTTTGTCCTGCACCAGCAGTGCCCAATGCCGTGATAGTAGTAGTACCAGTGATATAACAAAAATCACCGAGAATAGATGCAATGTTAGTAGTGCTTGCGGATGCGACATCATTAGCTTTGAGCCCACCGATGGCATTAGCGAGCATCTTTGCAGTGCCGCCTGTAGCACCATCGATCCCAACATAATCATCAGCACTAGGCCATGTTCGGAGGGTGCCAAAATCTTTTACTCTAGTATTTGTCATGGATTAATTGCCCACGTGTCACCGCCTGATGTAATCCAGAAATCGCCATTACTACTAATAATGCTATCTTCAGAGACGACAAATTCCCCGTAGTCACCAGCTGACATGCCACGCATTCGAGTAGCAATAACGCCCTCAAGCAACAAGTTCTGACCAGTCGGTGTTAGATCTAATCCTGTCGACAGATCAAGAACGAAATATGCATCTTTCCAGGTGTTATGCGGGTCTTCCTCACTAGCAGAGAGCCCAGCCTTGCCGAAATATAAATCAACGATCAAGACATCATTATTTGCAATAGACGGAAATCTTACCCAAGAAGAGACTAGACCAGTGCTTGGATCATATAAGTCTAGATCGTGATATAGCCGTCCTAATGACGGATGTTCATAAAGAATATCCCATCCCTCGGCACTCTCTACATATCCACCATTAGCAACTGAGCGTAGATCATCAGCTTGTCTAGTCACTCGCAAGACAATGTTAGACAATGTTGCTGTGAGATTGAGCGATGCAGTAGATGCGATGCCTCGGAGATGATTACTATAACCATTCTTATATACTGTAGGCGACCCACCTATTACCCTTCGGCACACGAATGGAAAGAACATCTCAACTCTCCGTGTAACCAAGAAAGAATAGAAGACTGCCAACTACTTGCAGTCGAGCAATACCACCAGCGACAACTTTGGTGTGTCCATCAGGATTACTCAGTGTCAATCCTGTGCCAGCAACAATCGTCAATGAAGATGCTGATGGATGCCTAAGCACTTCACACTGGAATAGATCACTGACACCGAGAGCAGGATCGGCATCTAGAGCGACTGTCAATGTTGCCGAACTGTTATTAGAAGCAACGATCAATCCACCAGAATGCTCGTTGTCTGTGAGGTTGTCGGATGACGCTAGAGGAATGATGCCAGCCTTGAAATTCCTAACAGGCAGTTGAGAGAAGTCTACAAATTCCACTTCCGAGAGGCTTGCAGGCACAGGGCCAGTCTCATCATTATGTGAGACAATGATTTGACCGCCCTTCCCTGTCCAACTCTCTGGAGTAGCTTTGATCTTATTAATGACCTTAGCAAAGAATGATCTAATCAACGAGCGCTTGACTTCGAGCACCTCGTCTGATGGGTAATTAGCCCAATCGGCAAAATTAGATGGATCAGCCATAACAATTACCCACAGTGAATGGTTGCAGGAACAAGGCGCGTCTCAGTCCTTAGATCAGTCCTTGTTGCCTTAGCAATAGTATAAGAGTGCATGACATCGTCCTCACCCTGTGACACAGCAACACCGGGAGTGTCAGACGTCTTTAGATAATCTCCATTCGTTACAGGACCGCTAACAAGGATTTGATATGCACCAATAGCAATGATCGAGACTTGGCCAGTATCATCAATGCCTGAGTAGACGCCGAAGACACTCTTACTATTAGGCTGTGCCAACCGCACTCGTGGAATATATGGCTGATGATCAGCATCATTTGGTTCATCGGTAGCTTCCATCACATTGCCAATCTGCAATGTGTCTAGAGGCTCCTCGGTACTTGTCCTATGTGCACCAGCAAAATTGCCCCATGTCACTGTGTCACCTGACATGGAGACGACAGCTTTAGTCGTGCCGTCTCTCTGAATATAGATGATATCGCCATCACCATTCTTTCTATTCAATAGTAGAATGGCATTATCGTTAGTGGTGCATGCAATCAGACCATCAGTCCTGACTTCAACACCGACAATATTACCACCCTGACTTGTCTTGCCGACAAGCATGGCCGTAGTCGGCTCTTGAACAAAAGGAAAGATGAATGCATAATTGGGATTGACTGCCAAGGCAACTTCGTCATCACCGTCTCTAGCGACAATGATATTCAAGCCACCATCTTCAGTGCTTGTAGTCGGATCAACCAAATATGCTTGAAGCTTAGCATAAATCTGAGATGCACCAGCAGCATTCCGCCCTGTAAATATCAATTCGCCGAGAGTGTCATTAACAGCAGGTGACGAGCTATTTCGGTCTAGGGCGAGCTTTGGTCCTGAGCCAGAGCCTAGCTCCGAATAAGATAGGCGTAGAGCGGATGGAGCACCCGAGACAAAACGAGCAAATTCAACTGCATTAAGGACGACAACGATTGCACCATCTGCATCTGAATAGATATAACTATCGTCATTGGCATCTAGACAGACTTTAGCACCACGGAAATATTGATCTTGTAGCCAGATGTTATTCTGAATAAGCAATGGCATGATCGATGCTTCAATCGTGCTCCTGATATCTTTCTCGCCACCTGCCCAATTCACGGCACCAGTAGTGCCGGACTTGTTCATATAAATAGTAGTGCGTGCAAGAGTAGGTGATGCACCACCATTCTTTGTGTATAGACCAATCTCTAAATCTACATCATTCCTGATGACAGCAACTACTTGCTCACCATCATTCATCTGCGCAAATTCGCGAAACCCTGTCACATTCGCAGTAATCGCATATGTGCCAGTGCCAGTTGTAGTAGTCTTGCCTGCAAGTGCGTCTACAATCTTGCTAACCATCAGTATTCATCCGAACAAAAGCAATTCAGTTTCATAACTACTAGGACGCTCTGAAATTTCTAAGACAAGCAGCCTCTTTCCATTCTGCATCCCGTAGCGCTCAAAGAATATCTTGATTGTCTCAAAGAAGTCTAAGCGGAAATTATAGCCTCTAATGATCACTCTATATAAACCACGAGTAAGGCTATAGAAATTCAATATCCGTGCAGCAATAGTCTTCGCAGCACTCTCTTCTCTAAGCAGGCTCTCGATTGTCAATATAGGGCGATCAGGTAAGACGGCTTGAATGCGCTTATCGACAAGCTCAGCATAACTAGCTGGCTGTGTCAGAAACTCTCTATTAGGCGCGTCAAGTGCAATCTGATCTTCTGTTAACACGGTCCAGTTAATATTCTTTCGCACTCGGATGAATGGCCATGGTGCACCATATGGTAAAGGGACAATCTCAACTCCAGCACCCGCCATCTTAGTTTGATCAATCTCAATGACCGCTCCCGGTGCAGGACCGTCTAAGACTGCTAGCTTAACCTGTCCTTGCCTTGTCCAGACCAAGACAGCCCCAACACTGTCAGCAATCGCAGCGCAGACCTGCCTTATAGTCGGGCTCTCTCTGGAGCTGACGAAGAGATTAATCTCATAAGGATTTTCACGGTCGAATTGCGACAGTCGATCAACGTCAATCTCGTTGGGCTTAAAGCCAGCACGTGTAGTCAGGATGCGGTAGATGATGCCGCCTGCATAGCGACTGTGAACACGATCCCCGATTTGATCCCATCCAACACCTCGATCAAAGAGCACGCCACCATCAAAAGAGACAGGGCCATCATTGATACCATCACCTTCCACATCAGCCGTCACGATGCCTGATGGCGAGCCTCCGAGACGGATATAGCCTTCACGGATGCAAGTGCAGTAACCACCAACCGGAATGTCTATCTCTTGCCCTTCAACTTCCTCACCCTCACGCACTAGAGCTAGAAGAGCAGCATAGGTCGGCACATCCTTGACAAAGTCTAATGCCCCACCTTTATCATAGACCGCGTTGACAGCTTTCACTTCGCCATCATGTGCTTGATAGACACCGTTCAATGCATCGATGAGAGTAGGTGAAATATTCAGTGTGCGGCCATAACAGAGAGGTGGCTTCTGTCCTCTTAAATCGGCACCACCATCTTTACCACCTAGCCCTTCATAGATTTGCTCTTGAATAGGCTTATCTAATCTTTTCATTCCATCTTCAACACGGAATGTGAGATGATTTTGATCGATCTTGGTATCTATGATGACACCAAGGAACATTGAAATGAAATCTGCAAGAGGCGGCGCTACCTCTCTTACACCATCTCTAGAAGTCTTAGCAGCCTTGACTAGAATAGGCCGATCACGAAAGACATAACTATAATATAGCTCGTCTAGATCACCATCTGTTGTCGCTAGTGCAATGTCAGATGCAGACTGCTGCATGACACCAGCAAACCGCCCATTATTATCAATGGCTAGTCCCTTGCGCACTTCGATAGGCGCGAGACGTCCCTCAATATAGGTAGATGCTGGCGTGTCTGTGTCGGCCGTCACCATTGGCAGTGATGCATAACGAAAGGATGCTTCTGTCGGCACCCACCGCTTAAGCACTGGCCGCTCTTGATTACCTGTCCAGCCACAGACCCCAATGCCTAGATGCATCTAATATTCTTCTTCAACAGGATCTAAAGTATATGCAGATATCTCGACATACCAACAGACACCAAGCTGCCCACCTTCCATCTCGTCGACAACTGACGGCAATGGTATCGAGACTGTGACCAACTCTTGCATGCCATCGTGGCCGACAGAGCCAGTGCCAACATTCATTTAGGATCATCCCACAGACGGCCCACCGTCTGCTTTCCAATCTCCTCTTGCACAAGACTAGGAAGACTATTGACAGCATTATCAATCTTATTGAAAGTCTCTCGCAACCCTTCAATTGCAATCTGATGATCTTTGACGATGCCACCTTGTCTGTCTAGACGAGTTTCGTGCTCACTGAGAGTAGCTTGCAAGGTTGTGAAAAGATTTGTCAGCTGTAGACAGGCATTCTCTAATGTCAGCAATCTTTGCTCTACTGTCGCCATGTCACAATCTATCCATCACTTTGAATGGAATATTTGCATATCCATTCGTGAACCGTGTCCAGACAGGAATTTCTTCTAGTAGTCCCCACACACTATCTCTACCTAGATTGGAGCTGGTGTGATCTAAGCAGACGAGCACATCTCGATATATTCCATGATCTTGTATTAATCCTTCGCCAATATTGTTTCGCTCGGTATCTGTGACCGCTGGTAAGACAAAAGCGAAACCTCGCTGCACAGCACCTCTTAATGTCCATGTCTGTCCATCATAAGCAGAGTAGCGATTGCTCCAGTCACGATAGAATATCTGTGCTCCAGGAGAGAAATTATATGTCGGCTTGAATGCTTGACATGCTACTACTTTACCGACAGAGAGTTGTGTCAGAGAGATGTCAGTAATATTGATCTTAATATAGCGACCTGTGACAGGACCAGAAAGAATGTAGATAGCTTTCTTATATCGAACGTCAACGCCTGCACTAACCGTGGTAGTGTCGAGAGCATCACCAGTGTTACCAGTTGCATCAGCAGTGCTAATACGAATGCGCCATGTACCGGCAGCTGTCAGGTTAGTATTAATTAGAGCGACTAGCTCGATAGACTGAGACGAACCAAGATCAATCAAGACATAAGCCGTCGTGGTAGCTGGTGCAGTCTTCCATAACTGAGTAACCTGCACTGTAGCCACATTCGCAGCAGGCAATGTCGCAAGAGCATTGTCACTAGTAATAGCAGCAGCACTTGTCACATAATCATTGTAGCCAACTACCAACTTGCCCATTACTTAGCTTGCCTCTGTAGAGCAATCTCTTTTCTTAACTTCTCTAGCTCGTCAATCATCCTGTCTGTCTGATCAACGAGCGCTTGGATATGCTCCTTAGTAGTCTCACGAGTGACTTCTGGCAGACTAGCCAAAGCCTCTTTCTGTTCTGATTGAAGGCTCTCAATAATCTCTTTGGTGCCAGACTGCACCTCTCTAGCAATCTCTGCGCCCAAGCCACTGCTCCCAAGATATTGCTGTCTAAGTGCCTCTAACGACTGCGCCTTGCCCGACAGCTGTTGTGTTGCCTCAAGATCTCCTTGACGAGCTAGGGCCAGGGTGTCTTCATATTCCTTCCGAGCTTTATTGATCTTAGCAAGAGCGCCCTCACCGCCAGCATTCTGATTAACAGCTTGCAGAGGATCAATCAGACCAGAATAGAAGCTATTGATATTTGAATATTGTCCCCTAATCTGCTGCTGTAATCCATTAGCCTGCTGCTCAGCGGCAACAAGCGCTTGCTCTTTCTCTCTAGCACGAGCTGCTTCGATCTTGGCTAGAACCTCGGAATTGTAGCCTAGCTCTTTAGCCTTTGCTGCTAGAGCGTCAAATTGATCGTCTAGACCACCTAGCGCCTGCTCTAATGCACTATCATTAAATATCGCACTGAGCTGTCTATTGAAGCTATTGCGCATTTGAAGATCAGCATCTTTGATCTTTTGTGCCGCACGTTCATATGCATCAGCTAGTTGCTTGGTGCCGAGACCAAGCTCCTTAGATCGGCGAGTAAGATCGGTGTAATATGCATTTAGATCTTTGAGCTGCTTATCAACCTGCTGCCCCTGGTAGATAAAGGCATCATATTCTTTAGCAGTGCCTAGATCTTTCTGAAGATCTTGCACAGAACGTGCTTTTGAATTCCTTGCCGCAATCAATTCATTGTCAGACAGACCAGATGTCTGACTAATGAGAAATTTCAAGGCAGCTTGTAGAGCATCCTCATTACTATCATATTTCTTGCCATTAACAGTCACACCGGACTTGTTACCAGCCGTGACTTCCAAAGCAAAATTCTTGAAGACACCACCGAGCGAGCTAAGATATTCTTGAAGCTGCCCGACTTGCCCTAGAATGGTGCTGGTGATATTCCGATTGCCGGCAGAATAGGAGCTGTCACTATATGCAATGCCTCTTTTGGCACTGGTATAGACCTGCTGACTGCGATCATTGCCTAGCCCTCCACCAGCACTGAAGAGCGAGCCAAGAGCACTGCCGGCCGCCGCACCCAACGTGCCACCAACTACCGTGCCGACGCCAGGAAGAAAGTAAGTGCCAATCGCCGCACCAGCCGCACCACCTACCGCACCGCCGATGCCTGCATATGTCTCTTTGCCTCGTGCAATGTCGAGAGCACTGCCGAAGACATAACCACCTGCTGCCGCTGTCAGATTAGGATTAGCCTTAGCAAACTCTGTGACACTGCCATATTTACCAGAGCCAATATCAGCAATGGCTTGATTAAGCGGCTGTGTGACGAGATTGCCGACAGTGCCAGCAAGACTTTTCTTGAATGTGTCATTGAGACCAGTAGCAAGCTCTTTCAGACTGACTTTGCCAGTCGTTAAGAACTCTTCAAACATATCCGCAGTGATGCGTGAAACTGCTGCTGCTAAATCTTTCCATGGCTGAAGCAAGATTTCTCGCATCTCTTCAGCTTGCTTCTTAGCAGCATCATCTTCAGCTTTCTTCTTCTTATCTATAGTGTCTTTGGTAGCTTTGATTTCATCATCTAAAGACTTCTGGAAGTCGTCTAGCCGCTCTTTATCGAGCTTCTCTAGATCATCCTTGTGCTTCTTATATGCCTCTAATTCTTTGTCGAGAGCATCATTGAAGTCATTGACACGAGCTTCTTCAAGACGACGACGGCTTTCTACTTCAGCTTTAGCCTCTCGATCCTTGGTATCTTTCGCTCTCTTAGCACTTTCTGCTTCTCTTTTTCTTTTCTCTTCATATTCATCTTGAACGTCTAGCGGCTTATCCCCTGGTATCGGAGCACTAGGGACAGAGAGATCCGCATTCCGCGCTGCATTCCGCCCGACTACCGAAAGCTGATCACTGGCAACCTTCTTAAGCTGATCTTGAATAGCATTAATCTGAGCCTGGATATCAGCAGCTTCTTTCTCTAGAAGCTTTATATTCGCTTGTGCAGCAAGATTATTTGGAGACGCTAACGGATCATTCTTAGCTGTCTCGATCTGCTTTAGCAGATCTTGATACTTCTGTGAAAGCTCGTTTAATTGGTTTTCAGGCGATGCAAACTTGCCGGTTGCAGCGTCATTAGCAAAATTGAATGCTTTGACTACTTTGTCAATTGCACTTTCTAAGACATCAGCACCACCGACATATTCAAACAGTGTCTGCAAGGATTGTCCCATTGCAGCGTCAAGACGGTGAAAAGCGCCTGTCAGTCCTGATGCTTCAGCCTCTCCAGTGCCTCCCACCTGTGACTGCAACTCAGCAATAATAATCTTCTGTGCTGACAGTTTATCGCCGAAATCAACAGCATCTTTAATCATCTGCTGCTGTGTTTCAGTAAATGACACGCCTACTCTATTTAGAGCAGAGATGCCAGCAACCGGATCTTCAAGTGCTTTACCAACCTGGACAATAGATCCCTTTAGATCCTGCCCAAATCGAGCACTGAGATCTTGTGCTAATCCGAGAGCAGTCTCAAAAACATCCTTGCTGACACTTTTAAATGTCAACAAGACACCGGCAGCATCTGTCACACTCTCGGCAGCAACGAGCCTTGTCTGCTCAAAGCGGTCGGCAATCTCTCCAATCTGTGCAGCAGTGAGACCAGCTACAGACCCTGTTGCCTTAAGAGTAGCCTGCAAGCGTAGATTAGCATCCTCAGCGGCCCGAAACTCTTCGGCACCTCTCTTGAAGACAGCAACCACAGTGCCAAAGGTCAGGCCTGCAGCAACCGTAGCAGCAAGCCCTGTCGCAAAGCCACCGACAGCACTTGTTAGTGCACCCATACTAAGCTTGATATCAGCTACATCAGCTGCAACTTTCTGATTAAGCTTGTGCATAGCGGAAGACGCATCTTCAGCGCCACGCACAAAGCTGACAGAATTCAGTGATAAGGTAGCCGAGAGATCATTAGTAGAGCGAGCTATTTCCGTCTTCCCACTTTACGCTTTGCTTCTTTAGTCAATGCCGCGTCGACAACTGCTTTCTGTCTACGCACCTCTTCATCATCTGCTTTAATCTTGAAATAAGCTAACCACTCGGAATATTCACTTGACGGCATTTCGCTAACTAGTCGAGCGACCGTCATATGTAGCATCTCTGCTAATTGGAAGACGATCCTTCGCTCGGGGTTGTCTCGGAGTTTTTTTCCGCGTCCTCAATCCCCTCTTTGCCAAAGCGATTGATCTTCTTCGCAATGTCAACGAGAGGCACTAGCTCGTTTTCGGAGCCATCATATAGCTCTGAAGCATCTTCAGGCTTCTCAAAGAAGCGATTACCTTCATCATCACACAATGTCATTGCAACTAGTGTAGTAGCAAATCGCTGTCCAAATCCCTTCTCGTCACCATTAAAGACAAACTCATTAAAAGCGAGCCTCTCTTTAACGGACATTTCAAGCAATGCAATATCACCAAATCCATCAACAGGCACCACCTGCACTCGGCGCTTTAACTTGGCCAAGATTTCCTGCTTCGTTAAAATCACGGTGTAATATCCCTAATCAATGCACCCTGCCCCACCAACTGCAACTGCCCACCTGCAACCTGTCCCACTGCGCCCGAAAGCACTGGCGCAGATTGCACCCAACAAAAGCCTTGATATTCAGGATTGGCAGCAGAAATTGCACTACCATCAATAGCCTTAATAGCAACAGTGATAGGACTAGTCGCAGTCACCCAAGCAAAGATTTTCTCATTAATGGCATCATCTGCCATATCATCAAAAAAAGTCAAAGTAGCGGACCAATCCTGGAAGCCCGCAACACGTGTCTTAGACGTGTCACCCATTCCAGTAGTCTCTAATAGATCCTTCTGCAAAGTCAGTGTAACCTGTGAGACATAATTAACCAGATCATAGCTATCTAGCACAACCTTGACATCGCCTAAAACTGTCTTAGCCATCTCTAATGCTCCTAAAGAATGCCCAACATGACAACAAAACTAAAGACTGGATCAGTGCCACTAATAGTAAAATTCACTCTCCAATAATCATCGGTAATCGGCCCTTCAATCTCTAGCCACTCAGAACCAATAGCAGTCTTTGCAGCGAAGGTGTGTTGATCAGTAAGACCTGTGAATGCGCCATTATCAGCAGATTGGACCTTGACAGTTAATGATGGCAACGTGCCACTAGCACCAATCACATGCAGCGCTGCATAGACAGTTTCATCACTTGCAGCACCACTCAACTGCAATCCTGTTGAATTGCTAGATGCAGATGCACCAAGGCGTCGATAGAGAATATTACCCCGCACTACTGGACTGCGAGATGTCGATCCGCTCATGGTCCATTTAGCGACGTTATTAACGGCAGCATCAACCTGATATTGCCCCTCAACACCACGAAAGAAGTAGACTACTCCACCAACTACATTATCAGCAGCAAGCGACACCAGCTCATCAATGTCACCAATCTTGTCCTGAAGAACTGCGTCGACTTCTTGCGGCGACCAACAGCCAGCTGCTGAGAATGTAGCATCGGGAAGTCCTGGCACCCTAGACCGAGAGCCATCTCCGAATGTGGTAGCATCAAATAGATCCTTGCTCAGGATCAATCCGACAGTATTAGAGAAGCCGGATAGTTCATAGCCAGACAGATATATTCCGCAATTATTTAGAAGCTGCTTAGCCATGATCAGGCTTCCCTAAAGAATATTAATATTTCAACGATGCCATGGAATAAATCGGTGTCGTCATCAAAAGTATCATAGTCATTCTGCACAGTAGTCTCTAATACCACTGGATCGGTGCTAGTCGATCGCCATTGATCAAAGCAAAGACAGACTTGATCGGTAATAACCCGACCGATTTCATAAGTAGAAGAGATGATATGAAGTTGATATCTAGCCTCTACAATGCCTATCCGCTTGCCCATGCCGTTTTCGCGGAATGTAGAAGACCTTTGATATGTGATGAATGGGACTGTCACACCTTGTGGCGCAATCATGCGATAGACACGGCCATTAATTAAAGCATTAAGCCCTGTAAAGCCGGTCATCCGTGCGGATAGGACGCTCTCTATTGTCGCGGCCACTAATCACCTTCACCAGACAAAAGCGCCAGTCGATTAGTTGCATATTTCTCGATCTCAGCACTTAAGACATCACCCATTGTCTGCAAGGCTTGTCCGGCAGCAGCATCTAATGCAGGGCCAAAGAAGGGCTTTGCTGTCATGCCCTTTACTTTATCCCGGTAGAATGTCTTGCCATTAATGACAAAGACTAATTTCTTCTCGCCTTTCGGGACACGAATAGGAACGGTGCCATTTTCAACTAAATGAGCCAGTCTATAAGCAGGGCCAAAGTAACCTACTTCAACCACCCTCTCATCAGCGGCTATAAATTTCCTTGTCCGCACTTTGATAGAGCGTCTAAGTAATCCAGTATTCTTAGGTGCCCTTGCCTGCACCTCAGCACGGATCACTCTAGCAGCGGCCCTTAATGCTTTAGCGGCACCTTGTCGCGCGACCTTGCGAGGAAGTTGCTTTAACAGCTCGTCTAGAGCCTCACCACCTTTAATTTCAAAGCCAACTTCCATCAGCCGCCTACCCTTTGACAGGTCAAATCTAGCCCCTCTCGACGGCCAATCTCAGCCACATAGACGATATCCCAATAGAAACTTGTCCCTTGTTCTACCATCCTCATAGACTTATGAATTCCATCTATGTAACGAATGGTAAATATGCTATCCATGAAAGCTGTCTCAGCTTGGCTAGATTGCCTTTCATATCCCGTTACATCACGCTTCCGTGCCCACACCGAAGCTATAGTCCGCCAAGTTGTAACAGTGGCACCATCGATTTGCTCGGTGCCTAGCTCTTGAATATCCATTCTTCTGTCTAACTGCCCCGCGCGAATAGGCATGTCAGGACAAATAATATAGAGTTAGAGGAGCAAGCAATCTGTCGACTGTTGCATTCTCGACGACTGAAACTCCTAATATCTTTGTCTCTCTGTTCTGATAGAAGTCTGCCACTAACATCTTGATAGCAGTCTTCACCATTGCAGGAGCATAGCCGGCAGTAAATAGAATAGTGACTGCACTCGGCATGTCATATGTAGATGGCCAATATGCATCATAATCTAGATAGATCTGTCCAGGCACACTATCTACATTGACTATGTAATCGCTAAATGTCTGTAGATCGCCATTTGTGTCTTGATAGGAGATCGATGTAACACTAACTAATGGCGACATAGGAAAAAGCAAATAGCGATCACTTGGAAAGCTGTCTATCTTCCATCGATAGCTTTGCACTCCAAATGATCGCTTAGTCACAGCTTCACAATATTGCCTAGCTGCAATAATCCAAGACAGTATCATGTCATCTTCGTCAGTGCTATCTACACGAAGATGCTTCCGAGCTTCATCTAATGTGACAAGCTCGGAACTTGGTCCAGTGACGGTTACTATAGATGTCACTGCACTATTCCTATTTTACTTGGCGGTCTTCAAGACAGGGGCAACTGTCTTAGGGACTGCCTTGACTTCTGTAGCAACGGGCTTGTCATCCTTGGCTTCTGTAGAAGCACTTTCTTTAACAGGCTCCGTTGCCACTTTGGAAGGTTCGGAGGCAGGATTGCTTGCAGGGCTAGCTGCCTCTTTGACAACTTCATTACTCTCCTCCACTAGCTCAGCGACCTGCCGCCGCAACCACCTTTCTGCAAGGTCTGTCGGCAAGTCAACCACCTGACCGGCTAGATACTTCGGGCCTTTGTTCCGACCCTCAGTTTCATAGATCCGGTCTACCAGAAATCTAATCTTCATCAATCTTACTCCGAATAAGCAATATCAATGAAGATTAGTCAATGATACCAGAGATAGCGCCAGTAGGCTTGTAGCGAGGATTGCGCAGAATATAGAGAGCGCAACCGACCTGAGCATTGGTGCCAGTATCAGGGATAGTCACTCGCACACAATCGAAGTTATTCGCAATATCCAACATATCGTGCGTAACTTCGATAGCGAAGAGCCCCTGAGCCTCGGCACTGACCAGATCAGTGTAAGTGTTACCAGCTGCCTGTGTAACAGTAGTAAAGGCGCCCGTAGCAGTCTGCACACCGACCTTGGCATCTACACGAGTAAAGTTAAGCTCCTTTACTCCTGTCCCTGAGACATCCTGAGCTTGCTGCAATGTGATGACAGGATCATCACCAGCCGTGCCAGCACCCTTGAAGACGATCACTGTAAGATTGTGAAAGTTCTTCAGAGACACATAGTCGCCATTGTTGGCAGCTGTCCCAAGATCAACAGGGATGATGCCAGCAACAATCTGTGCCTCTTCAACAAGAAGCATATTCATAGCCATCTTAATATTCCCTAGTGACTAAAGAGAGGTAGACTGCCCGAATTAACGGGCAGCCAGTGCAACAAATGGCGACTGTGTCAACGAGCCATCACGGTTAGGTGTTGCCGTGCTCCACCATGGCATGCCGCCGACACGCAGAGTAAAGCGGTAGGCAACCATGTCCTGGTCAAACCACAGATGGATGCTGACATCTGTGCGCAGTCCAGAAGCATCCCGATTGCCGCCAATCTTGAGGACTGACATATACTGATTAAGATCTACCAGCATGAAGTCACCAAGATCGCCGACAGTCTCACAGATCTGGTGCGGGATGACAGGACGTCCCAACAGCGAGCCATAAGGTGTTGCACTCAATCCACCAGCCGGCATATAGACCGGCTGCTGACCGAGTGTCATCAACGGCAGCTGTGGCTCTGCGTCAGGATGGATGAGCCACACTGCAGAGGAGCGTGACGATACTGGCATGCGAGACAGCATCTTGACACAGTTAGTAGCATTGATGGTGTCAGCAGTCTGAGCACCCTCAGCAGCCTGTGTCACAAGGCATGGAGAATTCATCCAGCCAAGAGGCTTGCCAGCGCCATTGCCCCATGCGAGTGCGTAAGAGATGGCAAAATCCATCTTCTCAGGCACTTTCTTGCGCAGGTAGCCGTCGAGTGCAGGCGCGTCTTCCAACAGCTCTTCAGTCACAGGCACAAGAGCAGCGAGCTGATTGAGCTTGACGGTCACAGTCTCAAGAGCAATCTTGCTCTGTGTCTTGGTTTGTGCCTCACCGACCCAATAAGCTTGCACACCACCTGTCGTCTGCCATGGGGTGGTCATGTCAATAGGCATGGTGATGTTATTGCTGGACGACCGCATCTGATCAGTGCGGGCAACAAGGCTTGTCTCAGCAAAGATCTTGCCCATGATTTCATTACGGAAATCAGGAGGCACAGCAAAGCCACCATCGGCGCCGACACCCTCACCACTGTAAGTAGTAGCAGCTGCATTGCGCACGAGACGGTTGTCAAGCTCGCCACCAAAGCGGGGGTTGGCACTCTTCACAGCCAGTGCAAAGTCACCAAAGTTCCGAAAGCCCCAATTGCTCTGAGGATTGCGAGCCTGCGGATGCACAGTAGGACGGCCAGGCAAAGGAGCAGGCTGGCGATTGGCATTGTTCACGCGCACCGGAGCGTGATCAACATCAGTCTCGTCTTGACTGTCGGGCTCTGTCTGACGACCATTTGGGGTCTCCAGCATCTGCCGATGAGCATTGATCCGCTCGCGACGGGCAATCTCAGCACCGACACGCTCGAATTCAGCCGAATACTCATCAATCTGACGGCTCTCTTCAACAGTCAGATCACGCTTATTCTCGTGCTCAGCAACGTCAAGAATAGTCTGTGAACTGTTATGCAGTTCCGCCTGACGGTTACGGAGGGTCTCGATCACAGGATCGCTATTACCGCGGATAGCCATTTTCACCTAATCCATCTAAGGAAATAAAAACGAGGCATTCTTTCTGTATTCTCAAATCTTTTTATTCTTCAAAATCGCTCCTCTCATTGTCGCTACTTTATCCCTTTGCTGATTAAATTGGGCTCTGCTCAGAGGACTAGGAGCACTCTGCACAGTCGGGATGCTAGATGGATGGTTCTTGAATTTATATTTTGTTGGATTTAGACACGCTGCTACTCGCATATTCTCAGCGATCTGTGTTACAAAGCCTTTAGCTAGAGCATCGGTCGAATTGAACCAAGTCTCTGCATTCATCCACTTTTGGACTTGCTCTTTAGTCTGACTTGTCCGTGCCACATAGACATCAGCGATCTGTCCAGAGACACTATCAAGCAAGTCTGCAAGCTGTCTGGCATCTTCAGCTGTGCCATATGTCATGCCACTAGCATTGTGGATCATGAAGAAGCCACTCTCTGACATATGCACTTCGTCACCAGCCATCGCAATGACTGATGCAATCGATGCTGCAATGCCATCAATGTGTGCAATGACTTTGGCTTTATGATCCATCAACTGACGATGAATAGCGAGCCCATCAAAGACGTCTCCACCATTCGAATTAATGCGAAGATCAATGGTGTCTACATTGCCGAGTGCTTTAAGATCAACAGCGAATTGTTGAGCACTGACGCCACCAAACCAACTATCTCCTACATCTCCATAAAGATAGATGTCGGCTGACTTTCCAGCTTTAGCGATCATCTTGTAGCCGTTAGACATCTTCGTTGTCCAAATGATTTAGAATAATAGGCGAGGTAGTATTGCTGTAGAAATCGCTAATAACGTGACTATAATCAGATCTATTAGTAGATGATCCCGGCTCTGGCGCATGTGGCTCTGGCTTTGGTACAACTGGCTTTGGTGCAACTGGCTGGGCATCTTTAGCCTTCATTGCATTTTCTAATGTCTGCACATTATTGCTTACAAATCTGACATCACCTTCGGGACCGATTGGGTTGCGGTCTTCAAGCTCTAGCAACTCATTCGGAGACAGTGCGCCCATCTCAAACATTGCTTTATATAGAGCTGCCCTGCCCTGACTGTCTCCACGAAGCAGTCCGTTAAGAGACATCTTGGTAAAGTAATTCTGTCTATTCTGTCCGAATAGCTTGAAGTTGGCTTCCTCCTCAAAGATCTTTACCCAAGGAGTAAGCGTGTCGACAACTACCTCTATATTTTGGCTCTCAATATTAGAGAATGTAGAGCGAAGTAGATGCTGCACTTTATGTGGAGGGACACCAAACCATCTACAGATTTGCTCGATCTGGAACATTGCAGTCTCAATAAACTGACTGCTCTCGGGATCATTAGTGACCTTGGTCCATTTCATCCCGGCATCTAAGATTGCGGTTCTCTCAGCTTTCGGTCCTGTATAGACCCGCTTTAATTCTTTCCGTAACAGTGCCATAGCATCAGGAGACAAGCCCTTATCTACCTGAATAATGCCTGTCGGGTTCATGCCCTCGCCGAAGTAGCTAGCACCGAATAGCTCTGTAGCCTGTGCCCATCCAATCGACTGTGCAGCATGCTCTATGACATTGACACCAATCGGACCATCTCCGAAACCTCGGATATGGAACATCTCCGAAGCATCTAATACTGTAGGATCACTCTTAGAGTTAGAGACAGTATAAATGAGGAAGCCGTCACGACCGCGACTAACAGAAACCCGAGAAGGATGAATAAACCAAAGCCAAACTGGAATGCCTCTGTAATCTCTCTCGATCTCTGCATAAGCATTGCCCCAAGATAGAGCAGTCCCAAGCATAGTCTGACGGAATGTGAATGAGCCCATATCTGGACTAGGACGAGTATTCAGAAGCCAGTTAACAGGGTGCGTGTCTTGAACCTGGGCACCCCCTTTGACCTTGTCAGACAGCATCACATGCCAAGGCAACTGTGCCACCATCCGAGAGAGGTAATTGACACATGCCCACACAGTAGCTTGTGCAAGTGCTTTATCAGGCGTCACATAGACACCGGAAGCAGTGCGCGGCGACATATAGACATATCGATCAGTGCTCTCTGTAGGCTTAGATCTACTAAGATTGCTAATGGCCCAAGATGCCCAATCGCGAAGTAGACTAGACATGAGCACGTGCCGCATTTAATCGAGCCATCTGCTCATATCCTGAAACCTGCTGTCCTTGCTCCTGCCGCATCATTGCAGCAACAGCCATGACACTTGCCACAATGCCGTCAATTCTCTTAGTCGGCTTAGACTTATCTAGCTTCCTGTTACCAGCCGGGTCGCGTAGAGGAATGGCATTCTGAATGCACATCTTCAGAATAGGATGATCACCATGACGAAGCTTGCCATTCAATGCTAAGACTTCGAATTCCTCAATAGCAGGTGACATATCTTTATATCCCTGCCCGAATTCAGCAATATTCGCCTCGCACCCTAAGCGCTCTAATTCTCTCTTCAGATCATTAATACGCCATCTGTCATAATTGATTTGAATAAGATTGCATCTATCCTCAATCTCGGCAATCCTCTCAGCGACATAGCTATAATCAACTGAATTGCCAGGAGTTAGCTCTAGAAATCCTTCGTCTGCCCACACATCATAAGGCACTTTGTCTCTCTCGGAGCGCTCTGCAAGCCCTACCGACGGTGCCCAAAAGTAAGGGAAGATATGCACATTATCATCATTGTCTTTAGCAATGAGGACAAGCGCAGTCAGATCGCGCCTAGATGAAAGGTCTAGTCCGCCATAGACTTCTGCACCATCATCTAGAAGGTCGCTGAGTGTTGGCTCATTACCAAGTGCCCACACTGATGGTGGGATTAGATGAGCCTCAGCACTGATGCGTTGATTTAGATAGAGGTTCTTGAACTTTGCTTCAAAGCTCGGCAGTCTCTTAGCCTTTAGAGCACTACTCTCTAATTCTTTATATGACCTGAAGTCACCTAGTGCAGGATTGGCTTTATACCATGTAGCCGGATCTTGAATGTCATCATTCACATCAGCTGTGAATAGAAAGACTTTGATGGCAACTGAATTCTCTCTAAGAGCATCATCAATCAATGTAGATAGCAGGTCGCCATCATTCGGTGCCTGTGTAGAGATGATGATCGTTAGAGGATCTTCATGTGCACCAGCACCAGTCTCGATAGTGTCATAAAGGTCGTCACGAGGACCGACTACCTGACCTAGCTCATCATGAATAGCAAAGACTGGAGACAGCCCGTGTGCAGTAGTAGCCTCGGCACTGAGAGCTTTATATGTGACGCCTGTCAGACCACAGTAGAGTTGCTTAGCACTGTCTCTAATGACAATAATCTTACCAAGCCGTGACGACATGCGGACCATCTTAGCAGCGAGACGGAAGACAATGCTTGCCTGATCACGTGATCTAGCAGCGCTGTAGATATCACTATTCCGTCGTGCTTCAGGACCAGCAAGATGCGCCAGTAGCAACATCGCCGAGAGAGCTGTCTTTGCATTCTTTCTAGCAAAAGAAATGATGGCAGTGCGTGTCTGCCCATCATAAATCTGTCGGATGATATTCTTCTGCCACTCCCTGAGAATGACAGGCTGTCCTACATGCATGCCTTCTGGAATGCACAAGAACTCTTCAATAAACGCGATGACATGATCAGCGCGTGAATATCTATCTGGATCTTTTGCTACTGCTCTAGAGAATTCGCTCAAGTAGGACCAAACCAAGTGCCTTTATTATTAGTTCTATGTATAGAGCCTAACAGATTGAAGCTATCTTCATCCATGTCTACTTTAGATGAAGCGCTCGTGTCAGAACTCTGTCTATCTATGCTAGCTTGTGGAGTGAGCCTTAGCTTCTCAGCTAATGCCATTGCCATTCTATTCAATTTATCGAATGCAACTAGCTCGGCAGATATCTTATTTTCATGGAGAGATGATTGCGTAGTACCTGCTTTATCCAGGTCATCACCTGCATATTTCAGCTGAATAACTACCCTTACATAGCTCTCTAATAGCGGTAAATTGCCACCATTCCACCAACTAGGAGGCTTGCTCTTGACAATCTCTCTATAAACAACTTTTTGATTAGCATCAAAGTAAAGAGGTGGCGTCAGTGCTCAACAATTCGCTGTTGATCTTAAAGCACTCGGCAATGTAGACACCATTGATCTTCGCATTAATTCGAATGGTGGAGACGTCTTTGATGGGCTCGCT